AAAAGAAGACAATCATCCTTGTCTGGCCAAGGTCGCATACCCCTGCCACATATCTGAACGTATAGGCCAAGTGACTTGGTAGGTCTGAGCAATGCGATGCAGTCGGTACGAGGCGCGTCCCATCCCTCAGTCAGGACCGCAACATTACACAGTGCGCTTAGAGTACCTTCTTCAAACCTTCCAAGGATATCTTCTCGCTCATCCATTGGAGTCTCAGCCGTCACGCAGGCCGCGCTAACCCCCTGGTTCTGCAGGAACAACGCCATCTTGTTCGCGTGGAGTACGCTGACACAGAAGAACACCGTGCTCTTCCTGCCCTTGAGATAAGCCTTCTCTAACCAATCGTTGATGATGGCGTAGATGGTGTCATCTACGATGGCCAATGCTTCAAGGTCCGACTCTCTGTAGTCCCCTCCCTTGAACTTGACCCTAGCCTTTGAGGCATCGATGACGGCATCCTTATTTACCTTGAACGATGACAACCTAGATAGATAACCCTGATTGATTAGCGCAGGGATGGTAGCCTTGTAAGCTACGCCTCCAAAGAAGTGATCATCCATACCATAGATGTACCCCTGCCCCATACGGTAGGGCGTAGCAGTTACACCCATAATCTTGGGGCAACCTATCTCTTCAAAGTGATCGATGATCTTTCGGTATCGGCTGCTCATCTGGGGACCAACATGGTGGGCCTCATCGATGATGATGTAGTCGAACGGGTATGATTTCTCTAACCGTTTCTTTGAGGCCAGCGTATCTCTACTGGCAACAACAATCGGCGCTGTTTGATTAAACTTCTTCAGGCTGGCCGCAAGGATTCCAACTGGGGCATCAGGCCACACAGTGAGTAGCTTATCAACTGCCTGGCTGATCAGTTCTTGTCGGTGAGCTAAGATAAGAAATCTTTTCTCTGGGTTATTAAGGTATAGCTCTTTGATCAATGTTGTAAAGACAACTGTCTTACCCGCCCCGGTAGGTAGTACGATGAGGGGGTAAGTTGTTTCTTCTTTAAACCAACAGTGAGCTTTTGCTAAAGCTTTTTTCTGATAGTTTCTGAGTTCCATAGCTAGAAAAAATCTCCTATGTTTGCACATTCATCGTCTAACTCTTTACGTTTCTTCAACGCTTCTTTCTTTATGTACCTCAAGGTCCAATCAACTTGATCTGGATCTACAGCAAAGATGAAGGCGTTGCTTACTGACAAAGACATAAGCTCTTGTACTAGAGTTGCGTTGTTTAACTCTTCCGTTTCATGCTCACCCATAAGTTCTTGAACGGCGGTCAGGAAGTCATTTATTTTTTCATCCATCCTTGTTCTCCATCACTCTTTCTGCACAGTAGTTCATTGCTTCGCTCATGCTAGGGCTTATCCCCAGGCACGGGTTACCGTCTGACTTCTGAAACGCAGACCAAATCTTTGTCAATTCTCCATCTACCATCACTTCATCAAATTTAACAATCATCTCTGAGTCCTCTAATTCCATTTTTATTCTCCGTAAAAAGGTGGTGGATCGCCAAAGAGAAGTACTTGATCTGCTGAGATTCTCTTTGGCGTTGGTTCAGGATGCCACCACACCCTGTAGGGCTACCCAGCAGAAGTCTTACCAGTTAACTGGCTGATTGCCTTGCGGTGCCTGAGCCTGTGGAGCTTGGGCTTGTGGAGCCTGGGCTTGCGGCGCGGGAGCCTGAGCTTGCGGTGCTTGAGCCTGTGCTTGAGGCGCTAAGAAAGACTGAACTTTATTCTTATCCTTGTAGCCAACAGAAACCTGCGTGTTGATGTTCGCCTGAACTGGTCTGTTCATAGCCTGACTCAACGTCTGGTTGTTGAGAGGTACAGTGTCCACATCAATACCAGCACTTCTCATGAAGGCTTTAATTCTACCCAAAGCAACCTTAGGGTTCGCGCCTGTCAGCACAAAGGTTTCAAAGACCCTTCTGTTCTGATGAGTCGGACCCATGATCGAGAACTCAACATCAACTCCTTCGTTTCCACTGCCGTATGTCCTTGACTCAAACTTAACAGCCTCGATGGTGTATTGACCGTCCGGTACGGGTGAGTAATCACCTGTCGCAGACTCATCAACGCCATCTAAATTAATACCACTATCTAATATACCCATGTTACTTAACTCCCTTCGCTAAAGTTGGTTGCGCTGGATTCAGCGCCGTCTTATATGCATTGATGAATGCATCCCATTCAAACGCAAGCTTGGGCGGAATGTCTAATCTAGACTTCGCGTCAAACCCCGCTGAAAATTTAGTGTGCAATGATCGGTTACCGTAAGAAGTCGCACGGTTCTTTGAACCATCCTTATCTACGTTAACGTCATAGTTGGCGAACAGATTAAAGTCCACCCAATCTTTGATGAGATGGTTAACCTTCTTGTGGCAACGCATCTCCCATCGATCATAGCCCTCGTTCGTTGGATCATTGAACGGCTTGACGGCAACGTGACTCAGCAAGATGACGTTCATCTTCTTCATGTTTACCAGGTGATCAAGGTAGCCAAGCAGCTTAACGAACTCTTCTGCCACGGCGGTGAAACCTTTGCCGTACCCAGGAGTCTCAATGCTTTCCCACTTGTTCTTCTCGCACACATGCGCCTCGGCCAAGATGCTGGCAGCATCTGTAGTGTCGATGACAATTGTACGAAAAGCGTGATCATCGTTAGCAAGAATTTTTAGACATCCGACAATGTCGTTCCACTCAACGCACAATGGAAACGCCTGAGCATCAATAAACTTCAAGCCATCTTCTGCTTGAATAAAGATTGCATCGTCTGCGTTAGCACCAAACGTACTCTTACCTATGCCATCTACCCCTTGGACATTGATCCGCACGGGCGGGTATGTTCCATCAGGTTCGGCATGGGCAGAGGTATTTCTTACAACGTCTTTAATAGACATCACTATTCCTCTTTAAGATTAAATTTATCAAGATCGATTTTCTTGACGGTTGGATCGCCCAGCTTGGTAGCTAAGGCGGATGAAAAGACTTCGGCAGACTTAGGGTTAAGTAATGCCCAGTCCTTGTACTGTCTCATGTCAACCTTAAAGAGTTGCGAAAGGAATGGAAAACCTTCAACTTTCAGCAGCGATAATGCTGCGTCAATTTGTGATTGATTCCATTCGTAGGTTCGCTTGACTTCAAATGTCACACCCTTGACGGTGCGCTCACCACCCTGGTTGGACAGTGGCAGGACTGATGCCTGCGCTTCTTGACACTCTAGTACTTGGCTAGATAATTTCTTGATCTTACTTTCAATTAATTTTTTCTGCTTCTTCGCAACGTCCAAAGCTTCTACAAGTTCTGCATATTTCATTTCGTTTCTCCTCTCCACAAAAATCAATCTACTCTCATGGGAAAAACATTGCAACTAATATTATATGTTTCTTTTTTGCCCTTTCGTTTGCATAAATAGTCTATCTTTTATATAGTCCCGAGGTACTTTTTGAAGGATGATCTAGATGAAGGGATTACGAGAGGCGATAGAGGTTGAGTGGGACATGATGAACGATGAGGTAGATGCATGCGATGAGTGCCATTACATTGATGGTGTGTGCGTCGATTGCGATGGAGAAGAAGATGAGTAACAACATGAAGGTAGATGATTTTGTCATCGAGAAGAATGTACCAAGAGCTAAAAGCTTTAGGTCGCGCCCAGGTAAGTGGCAGAAGATCTTGAAGGCCATGGAGATCGAGGATAGCTTTCTAATAGATGAGACAGACGATAACGGGAATAAGCAAATGAACGCTATCAGAGCCGCTGCTAACAGCCTAGGGTTTAAGGTAAAAGGAATTAAAGAGAGTGAATACAGTAGAAGGATCTACCGGACCGCATGACATGCGTCTTTTCCAAGCGGAGTTTGATGGGAAAGATTTAACGGGTGAGCAAAAGTCTGATTGGCTGCACGACTGCTGGGAAAATGGCTTACACATCATCCCCTGTGGTGCTCCATCTGAGATTGTTCCAGCCTACTTTCGTAAGCGCCATCCGTTTGATGATGAGCTTGCGCTTAAATCTAAGTGGGCTAAGACCCCAAGGGTTAGTTGGGCAGCGTATCAGAAGATACAACCCAGTGATGAGGAGATCCAGCGATGGCATCAGGAATATCCTAACGCCAACTGGGCAGCTATCACAGGCATTACCTTTGTGGTCATCGATGCTGACTCAGATGAGGCAGTCGAGTGGATATCAGAAGGCGGTATCACACAAAGCCCTTTAGTGCAACGTACTCCTAGGGGTGGCGCTCATTACTTTTATGGTGTAGGGCAGCACACAGTGAGGACCGGAGCTGGGGCTAATAAGATTGACACCCGTGGCGTGGGCGGCTATGTGATGATCGCACCATCTGCCGGGTACACCATGCACTGCAATCAATCGGTTGGCCTGACATCGATGGATGAGCTCCCCTGGTTGACTGAGGAAGACATCACATCTATCTCTTTGTTCAACAGTGACGGCGAGATCGAGCCCACCCTGCGTGACAAGCTCAACGATGATGCCGTTAAGGAAGGTGGCCGCAACGATAAGCTTGCCAGACTTGTAGGCAAGTGGATCAAGGAAGGCTGGGGTATGCGGGAGATACAGATCAAGGCTCAGGATTGGGCCCAGACCTGTGAACCCCCAATGAACATCGTCGAGACAGCCACCACGGTGATGTCTATCTGCCAAGGACACATCAAGCGTAACCCGAATGACATCAACGCAGGTGTCAACGAATGGAAGACCAGTGAGTGGCAGACTCAGATCAGCGAGGATCTCAAGGAGATACAGGATCAGGAAGACCCGGTGCTGGTTGCCGAGGAGCCCAGTGAGCGTGGACCTCTCGGTCTAGTACCCTTCAGCCATAAGGAATGGCAAGAAGAAACACAAACAGATAGCGTCGAACAGTATTGGGGTGATGCCTTTGTATTTAAGAACAGTAGAATTCTGCTGCTGGGTAAACCAAAGATCGGTAAGTCTAATTTCCTAGGCGCGTTCGCGGCGGGAGCAACGACAGGCACAGATTTTATGGGTGTGCCATTCGTTAAACCTCTCAAGGTGATGTGGTTCCAGGCAGAGATCATCAAAGAATTCCTGAAGGATCGGATCGAAACATACTTCAGGAGGTTCGGGGATGATGAGGACATGGTGCGGATGGGCTACGAGAATCTCATCGTGTCAGGCCGATTAAGAAAGAACCTAATGACTGACCAAGACATCCAAGCATTCCACGAAGAGATACAGTTTCACAAGCCTGACCTCATCATGATTGATCCCATCATTAACTTCTTTGATGGCGAGGAGAACAGCAACACAGAGATCCGTAAGCTGCTTGATCGGGTGGATAAGCTTGCAGAGATGAACAACTGCGCGGTCATGTTGGCACACCACACAGGTAAGGAGAGGGCGGATGATAAGACCTTCATGTCAGCCCGTGGTGGATCCGTATTCGCAGGATGGTTCGACAGTGGTATCAAGCTGGCCGGGGAGAAACCTAATGTCTCCTTCTACTATGAAGCGCGTAACGCAAAAGATCCTGATGAGCACCTCGCCTTCTTCGACTTTGAGCTAGGTGTCTGGACGATCAGTGACCTCGGCAAGAGGCAAACGAAAGTTGTCTCTCCAGAGGATGAGGTGGAGATAGCAGGCATCGTGTTGAAGGGAATGAAGGTAGATACCTACTATAAACGTGCTGAGTTGGAGCTAATTGCCAAGGCCCAGTTGCGTAGACATAACAAGGCCAATGGAATGAAGGCATGTCAGAAGGCGGTCAGTTATGTGCAAGGAAACCTAGGCCACAAGGTGCTGACCTTCAGCATCCCAGGCCAAGCGATGTGGCACTACCTCGCGGAATCAACCGCACAAAAACCATGGGAGATAGAGTGATGGATCGTTGGCCCTCTTATGTACCGAAAGAACATAGACGTTCATGGGTGTCTCTAGGAACAATGAATAAATGGTTTACAGTTGGAGGTTTGCAGGCATTAAGCTACATAGCAAAAGCGGAAAGGTCTGGCAATCCTATAAGACATAGCATTCACAATGGAAGTAAGTTTTACAGGGCTTTGGATGTGATAGCCCGTGCCAGGGCAGAGTGCATGGAGATAAATCAAACAGCTACGGCACTTAAAAATTCAGGCCGCCTTGAGATATCTAAGGTTCGATTAGAGTTAGAAAAGGAAGTTCAAGACTTAAAGTCAAAGGCATCTCATGAAATTAAGATGAACTTATTAAGCGATACGTTGACGGGTAAATACATGTTGGATGTTAGTGAGATTGTTGCTAAGTCTGCGCCGTTCAAATCAAAGTGTGGTGTTTACTTTTTAATTCAAGACGATCAAGTGGTATACGTTGGTCAGTCTGTGTCTGTAGACACAAGAGTAAGAGATCATGCAAACGACAAGTATGCTGTCAATGTAAAGGTATTTGATCGTTACGCTTACATCCCTTGCGAAAAACATCAATTAGATGTACTGGAAAGCTTATACATTCACGCCTTAAATCCCAAGTATCAAGGCAGGCAATCATCCCAAAGATATCCTGCCGCACCTTTTAGCTTTCAACAACTTATGAATATGGTTAAGCATTAGCACACCTCATTAAATATTTATTTAACAAAGGAGAAAAGCACGATGAATATATTTACACAGTTTAAAAATTGGGCGGCAGGATTGATGGGCCGTGAAAAAATTCAAGAGGTTGTAGAAAACCTTCCTCAAAAGGTTCAAAAGGTAAAGAAGAAGATGAAGCAGGCGCGGGATGCGAATGGTAGATTCCTAAAGGATGACCCAGCAACAGAAGAGAACGAGGCTTTTGTGAGCGAAAGGTATCACGGCAAGAGCGACAACAGAATAGAGAGGCCATAGTATGAAACTTACTAACAAGAAGAACATCAAGCAGGAGTACATCTTCAAAGCGAAGGTGGTCCGGGTCATCGATGGTGACACGATTGATATCGACATCCCGATGGGGTTCGGCATCACAAAAACTAAGCAGCGGTGCCGGTCACATGGCATCGATACACCTGAGTCGCGGATCAATACGAGGCGACAGCCTGAGCGGATCAGGGAGAAAGAGATGGGCCTTGAGGGTAAGGCGAGGATGAAGGTGCTCTGTGGCAAGGAGGTGTACATAGAGAGCCTGGATGGGGGTAAGCTGGATAAGTACGGGCGATTGTTAATCAACCTGTATACCCTGGATGGCATCAACATCTCAGCAACACTGATCAACGAAGGTCTGGCAATTAAATACAGCGGCGGGAGAAAGAAACATGTCTGGGTATGATGCGGTAAACCCAAGTCATTACAAGCAGGGCGATATAGAGTGCATCGAAGCCATACGTGCAAGCATGAGCGCGGAGGCATTCAAAGGATACCTGAAAGGTAACAACATCAAGTACCTGTGGCGATACGAGAGCAAGCAAACAACTAATCAACTTGAAGATCTCAAGAAGGCCCAGTGGTATCTCGATGAGTTGAAGAAGGTTGTATCAAAGGAACGAAACCAATGAGTGAAATGGATGTGGACTACGACTTTGATGTCGAGCGTGAAGAAAAGATTAGGCTGCTTGAGGCGGCAGAAAGTATTGCGAGCTCTCTAGAGCGGATAGTTGAGATGGTAGAGAAAGGAATAGAACAAGATGTTTGATAAGTTCAAAACAAGAATCAAGAGCACGCTGGTCGGAAAGGTAACGGAACGAAAAGCATGTCGTGGGTGCGGTACAACAAGCCCAGATGATTTCAGCGACAAGGCAGTGCGGGAAACATCCATGTGTCTTGCCTGCAATCGTACCCCCACTGAGAGCGCAATGTTCACCGGCATAAAGAATGATAGGCTTAGACTGCATGACCTCATGAGGCCAGCGAAGAAGTGGATAGAAAAGGAAGCGCCGAAGAGGGTGCCGCATAACCCATGAGGTGTATGAGGTGGTGGGATAATGTCAAGAGCCGGCTTTTGATTTAAAAAGATGCCCTGAGAGGGATGAAAAAGGAATTAAACATCCCCCTCAAAGCAAGATCCCAGGCTGGAGAGTACAGCCTAACGGAGTACAAGGATCGAGATTATCTTAGCACAACTACAACAGGTGATGTCCAGAGTAATGATGAAGGAGATAGCAGGATGGGTGATAAATGGGTGAGGGTATGATCGCAAGCGTGGTGACAATGTACCTGATGACAGGATGGGGAACGTGGTTAGAGCACTCATCATACGATGATATGCAGCAATGCATGGCCGTCGAGGAGAGCATACGACAGGAGGTTTGGTACGAAAAATTCAACACAATCTGCGTAGCTTTTTATGAAGATCAGAGTGTCGCGGATTTATCTTACGGCGGAAAGTTAAAGTGATTTCGAGGGCGTAGGTAGGGTCAGTCGGGGCTGATTTCAAATTGACCCATACCCCCCTTTTTAAAAATAAAGTTCAACGATATCAAGGGTTTAGGGGTAGGGTCAGTAGGGTCAGCGTTGACCCGCCCCACCTTCGTTGACCCATACTCTACAGCCCAGTAAAAACGGGTAGGGTCATAGGGTTAGTAGGGTCATCCCTAAAGGGAGAGATATATATATACATAATCTCTACCACACTCCTCTAGGGTGGGAAGGGAAAAAAAAGAAAGCGAAAGTTAAATTAGGAGATTTTAAATGAGCGATATGAGTGAGAAGAAAAATCAAAATATGCTGATGCATCCAGAGGAATTTGCGAAGAGAGGTTTATCCAGGAAGAAGCGATTGTCTGAGAAGCAGGAGAAGTTCGTGCAGTTTTTTGTCTACCACGACCTGACCAAGAAGGAGTGTGCTCTCAGGGCTGGATATAAAAGTCCAAGCGTAGCTGCCTCGACCATGCTACATGGTGTGCAGTTCAGTCATGTGCAGGATAGGATCGCGGAGCTAACAGAGTCCAAGCAACTCAAGTACGGTATCACTTTTGATAAGGTGTCGAGGGATCTTCAGATGATTAGGGATGCAGCGTTGGAGGATGGTGCGTATGGCCCTGCAGTCCAAGCAGAGATGGGGAGGGCCAAGCTTGCAGGGCTGATGATTGATAAGAAGGAGATCAAGACAGGGGCTATCGATCAGATGGATAGAGGTGAGGTAGAGGCAAGGCTTAGGAATCTAATTGATAAGCATGAGTTGGTTCAGACAGATGCAGTAGTTGTCGAGGGAGAGATCGAGGAGGAGGAAGAGGTGGATGATGGTGAGTATGAGGATGTGGAGGATGAGGAAGAGGTGGATGATGAGGAAGATGAGGGTTGGGATGATGAGGATGAGGGCGCTATGCCCTCCACACCTCCGGTCTGAATGAATGGCGCTTGCGCGTTTTCTTGGTGACCCTGCGCTTGTTAAGGATGGATGTCTTTAACTTATGCATGGCAGTACGATGGCCAACTGAGCAGTACCTGTCACCCTTCTCCTTGTTGTTCGCACTAGTGAAAGGTTTATCGCACCAAGTACATGTGCGGTCTATTGGCTTATGGGATTGGTGCAGGGTGGATGAGTTCCACCTCACACCACCTCTGGTTTCTTTACCTCGCATTCAACACCTCCCATGCTTTCGCTGATGTCTGAGGTACTACTCCGTTTCCCAAGAGCCTAATGCGGTCCACTCTGTCGGCACACCCATCAACCACTCGACCCACGTTGGGTTCAGACAACCAGTTGTGTTCTTGGATGCGTACACGGCTCTGGCAAGTTGGTCTGTTCGATTTCTGGTTGAGCCATCGTGATTCACTGAGGTCTTCGCCATGCCGGGAGTGTCCTTCCAATCTCTCGCTGATGGTGTCGGCCATAGGTTGTGCCTCGCCATCGACTCTAAACTGGGCTTTCCTGCTTGCTTGAAGGTTGACCCATCCGCTCTCTTTCCGTTCTGACTTGTTCCGTATGGGGTGGCTGATGGTGTTGGCAAGGATGTAGACTCGCTTGCGTTGGTGAGGTGCGCCGACTTCAGCCGCGCTGAATACTCCCCACGTTGTACTGTAACCATCTTCTTCCATGTCGCTGATGACAGAGGAGAGTCCAAGCGAGATGTGTCCTTCGACGTTTTCAAAGAAGCATTGAGTAGGTCTAATTGCGTTGATATGTTCTCTGATGTAGGGCCAGAGATGTCGGAGATCTTCTTCTCCCTTGCGCTTTCCCGCTGCGCTAAATGGTTGGCACGGGTAGCCTCCAGTGATGAGGTCAACGCAGTCTCGAAAGAGATGTGCTGGGAAGGTTTTAAGATCCGTGTAAATAGGTGCGGGATCCAACTGACCCGATTCCATCTTGTTAACCAAGTTCGCAACGGCGTAGGCTTCGATCTCCACATAAGCGAGGACTCGATGGTTGGTGCCAGCAAGGTCAAGTCCTCTTTCGATGCCACCGTATCCGCTACAAAAGCTAATGACGTTGAGGGGTCTGTTAGATTTAAGTTCCTTGGAAGTATCCACATTGTGATTCCTTTTTTAGAGTTTGATTAGGCTACCGTTAGCCACAGTTTTAGTTGGGTGGTGGGGTTAAGCGTGTTCAATAAGATGTAATCAAAGTGCTTGCCGATTTTCTTTAGGGCTTTCTTTGAGTTCTCAATGTGAGGTTTAGTTGAACGCTTGTCTGTTGCATAGAGTAAACCCTTTCCGCTGTTCGCATCCCTGTCGATGATGTGGATGTGCTTGCGTAATGCTTTGCCCATCTCCTTCATGGTCAACTGTTCGTTGATCAGTGAGCCAACAGCAATGTCAAGGTAAGCAAACTCAAGATCCATCTCTTTGTAAAAAGAAAAGTCTGAATCTTCTTTTAATCGGATCTCTTCGTACTCATACCATCGTTCTGTCTTGCAGTAGTTCTCTGCAATGTCGATAGCCTTGCGGTATAGCTTGCGACCTGCTTCTTTTGGTGGGGTGTAGTAGTTGTTGCCACCTCGGCCATCGTTCTCTACGCGCATGACCTTGGTGCCATCGATATAGATGTGAGCGTTGAAATGGTGCGTGTCGTTGGAGCTTACTTTGTTCTGGACCAGTGATCGGATCTCCATGCCAGCGCACACCTCCGATGCGAGGCGTGTGTTGGCGATAGAATCTTTGATCCATTGTGATTGGCTTCTCATGTCAACATCCCCATCATTAATTTCTTCATGGCAGGCTTGAGCTTCGCATTTAACTCTGACTGCGAGTATGAGGCAGCGCATGTGCGACAGATGTAAACTGCATTGTCATTGAACTCGATGGTGTCGTATGGGCTGTCACGCTTAACATCTTTATTGCATACGCCGCATTGACCCATGATCTCGTAGCTATTATTGCTCATGATGTGAACTCCTTTGTTCGAACATTAAAGTTATCTCTTATGTGAATCAGTCCCTGCTCAAGACTGTATGCATCTTTTAGAAAGCCGCTGTCGCTTGGGGTGCAACCGAATGAGATGTCGTAGTAATCATCATCATGGTCACCATCGATTGAGTACAGGGAGAATATGCATGGCGTGTCTGATCGTAAGCCTATCCATGCATCGATCATGATGGTGGCCATTTCAAAATCAGAGTATGGCTCAAGGCTTAGTGGATTGATGATCCAAGTAGCACCATTGTGTTTGTAGGATAGGTGCGTAAACCCACCGCCAGAATTTTCTTGAGCGAGGTCAAACTTGGTGATGATGTCGTTGACTTCGATCTCAGTTTTCTTATTGAGGATTGCATCGAGATAGGTGTATCCGTCTATCTCCATGTTGTTCGGAAGGTCCAGCGGCCTGAAGCGTAGGAAGTAATCGTTAACACCTTCTTCTTTTTCTTCGTAGTCAGACCATCTGATCAATGCCGATTCGACAAAACGAATGACGTAGTCAAAGTTCTTTTCAAGGTAGTCGATGTTGATCTTGCGGCCTAGTGTTACACCTCCGGTCAATCGTAGAACCGACTTCGACATCTTGTATTCAAAGGTAACCGTACCTTCTTTGATGGTTGCGCTGTAGCTTGCGACCTTGAGGACCGCACATTTGCGGCCTAGTTCTGTGTACTCTTTTATTAGAATGTGATTGTTATCCATGGTGATTCCTTTTTTAGTTTTGCTTGCGGACTTCCCCGTTAGATCACGGGGAGTGTTGGGTTCTCTTCATCGCTTGTTGCGAGGGCTCCAGCATCATTGCCTTCATCGTCACGCATTGGGAATATGTAAGTGCCATCGTCAAAGATGATCACGATAGGGCTGCTATAAAATCCAGAATCTGCGGCCTCCTCTTCTGTCATATATCGCACGGCCGCGATGGTCCTGCCGAGCAATAGCTTGCGGGCTTTCGCTGTCCATATATCGCGTGCTGATTTTTCTGTTTTAGGTGCTGCTTTTTTCTCTGTCATGGTGTGCTTTCCTTTTTAGTAATAAATTGATTATGAATACTTATCCATAAAGTAATAAAGATGTTGATAATATTTACCTTTATTTTTTGCTACTCGATCCGCATATTGCCGTGCTCTGTCTGTTTTGTTGCACGATATTGATGCGGCCATACAAGTTTCCAAAAGAGAAGCTTCTGGATCCGCTACAATTTGCGATAAGTTAGCTCCATCAATTAATTCTATTTCCTTGTTGCCCATAGTTTGCATTCCTTTTTTTTGGGGGGGTGATGCGACCTATGCGGTCGCGATGATATCGGGATTGATTACGAAATCTGATTTTTCGACGGTAGATTTATCGGCTTTCGATCTCTTGTATTTCAGTCCGATGATTACCTTGCCAGCATTTAAGTTGATGAGGTCGGATTGATCACCATCAATGACGCGGCGACCCATGAACCTATAGTTCGGGTCTGTTGGAATTCGAGTGAACACCACGCTAATGGGTGCGTTAGTTTTTAACGCGCGTTTTACTTGCGTTTGGTATTTGGGTGCGCCTGAAAAGCTAAACATAAGATTATAATTCGATGGCGTTTTACCTATTCGTTGCGCGATCTTGGTGTAATCGTAGAATGTAATGTTTGGGAATAGTTGAGGGATGCCATGACGTTCCCACTGGATGTCGCTTATAACATTGAGTCGGACTATTGGCTTGACGTTAGTCTTCGCGCATAGCTTCTCGAAATTTTTGAGTTCGCGTATTAACTGAGTGAGAAAAGCTTGAGTATCATTGTGAAAGTAATCTGTTTTACGCTGGCGACCTTGCGCGACACTATCAAAGCGACCGCGTCCAGATGATTCCAAACATAGTTCTTTGCATCCAGCAGCAATGGACCATGGACAGAGTATGCTATCCGGCATAAGTGATAAGCTTGCGATTCTTACGGCCTTTTCTATGGATGCATTCAATTCTGTTTTCTTTATCTTGGTATTGGTTCCGCCTGTATCTAATAACTTCATGGTGTAGCTTCCTTTTATGGGTGTATTGCATTGTGGTTTCTAATTGTATCAATTAAACATAAGAAAAGAAAAGGTTTTAATTGTAGGGAAATTGTGATTGATATCCCATTTTTCCGCGCATACAAGGAACAATGTATTTTGTTTGCTGTTTTACTTGCGGCCTTACGCGAATGCGTAGAGCTTGCGGCCTCACGCGATAGCATAGAGCTTGCGGCCTTATGCGCCGCGGCCTTGCGCATTATTACTTGCGGCCTTACACGATTACTCTGCGAAAAGCTTGCGGCCTTATGCGATAGGTCCAGCGTAAAAGCTTGCGGCCTTATGCATTTGATCGGATTAAAATCCGCGGACTAGGTGCGAGCTCTTGAATTAGGATATTTTTTCCAGGCTAATCAATTCCAGGCTAATCAATTCCAGGCAAATTCCAGGCAAATTCCAGGCAAAAAAAAGGGGAGCTCTCGCTCCCCCATGGGTAGGCGCGGCCTATACCGCTAAGGTAATAAACTTTGTACGGTTAACGCGTGTGCTATATCTTTTGCAGCCTCGGCACACGTTTTTACATTGCTTGAGTAAGGTTCTGAAAGCCTCGGCTCAAGTGTAATCATTTCCATTTCAATCATCTTTAATGACGATATCATTTCCTCATTTGTCATAGTGCTACTCCCTTTAAGATGGGGGGATCACTCCCCCCGATTAGTTTATTTAAGCTGGTTCCCAGCGTATCGATTTTATCGCTGGATGTTTAGTCGATGGTTTGGTTAGTGCTTTTAACTCCGCCTTCACTTCCCGCGCTACCGGACCGCGCCATGTGCTGGCATTGGATAGAAAGTAAAGCACTACTGAGCGAGCACTATCTGCACCATATGAATCGTTCACACTAATGAGCGTATGCATGGCATCCAGATATGGTCGCGCATATACGCTAACCTTGGTCCAATCACTATCAATCTCACTTGCTATTTCGCTTAACGATCTAATTACTATTGGCATGTTGCTTTCCTTTTTTATCCTATCGAAATTGATAGGGAAGTACGGCGACCAGCGCCGTACTGCTCTATTAACTTGTCTCTACTGTTAACTCTGTTTCAATCCAGACCTTAGCGCCGCATGATAGTGGTTTATCTGGGCTGTAAACTAACTGCGCCACAATGTTACCAGCATCATCTTTAATCACCGCCTTATTGCATTTACGATTTTGC